GTACTCCTGAAGAGCAAGAGCGCGCTAAAGCTAATCTTCGTCGTAAAGAGAACTGGTATGTAAATATTTTCGTTGTAAGCGATCCAAAGAATCCTGAGAACAACGGTACTGTTAAAGTTCTTCGCTTTGGTAAGCAACTCAATAAGATTATCGAAGCTGCTATTAGTGGTGATGATGCTTCTGAGTTCGGCGCTAAGATCTTTGATCTTTCAGAAAACGGTTGCAGTCTTCGTATTAAGGCCGAGCTTGTCTCTGATAAGCCTGGTGCACCTAAGTATCCGACCTATACTGCTTCTAAGTTTCTCGCTCCAGGACCTATTGAAGGTCTTGATGAAGATAAGATCTCTAGTATCTATGAAAGTGTGTTTGACCTCGATACTTTTGTCGAGCATAAGACCGCTACTGAGATCCAGACTTTTATCGATACTAACTTCTACGGTAATGAGGTCGCTACTCCAGCAATTACTGCCCCTGTTGCAGACGCAGAAGATATTGATGTACCTTACGAAGCTCCTAAGCCTGTCGTTAAACCAGCAGCTAAACCAGCTGTAGTTGCTGCTAAACCTGTCACTAAACCGGTTGCAGAAGATGCGTCAGCTAACGATGACAAAGTCAAGGCTATTCTTGACGGTCTCGATGACCTGTAATAGATGACTGAGCAACAAAGACGCGAGCAGATAATGCAACAACGCCAGCAGGCCGGTCAAGCCCGGTCTGCTGCGCCTGCTATGTCTGATGCTGAGGCCCAGCAAATTGCTTCCGAGAACCAGAATCTCACCCAAGAGCAAATAATCGCTATTGCTATGATGGGTAAGTTTGTTCAGCATGACGTAATGGGAGTAAAGAAAGCCGCGTTAGGCGATCTTAAGGTTAGTGATGTAGATATGTCTAAAGTAATGCCTTCGGGTATTGCTAAAGCAATGGGTATGCAGCCGCAGACACAAATGCAGGCTCCTCCTCAAGTTATACGCCAAATCCCGGCCATAATGGCTCCAGCTGCTTTACCGCCCGGTGTAGTAAATCTGCCTTATATTGAGCCTGTTGCTAATGATGCTCAAACTGAATTTAATTTTGAGAGAAAAGTACGTTACGAAGAAATCATGGAAGCTATTGATAAACTCGAGAATAAGATTATAATTCTCACGAACAAGATTAACGAACTCTCTACTATAGTAGATAAAAAAAAACCGAAGAAGAACCTAGACGATGGACCTCAAGCTGGCTAAAAAAGACTTTGCGGATAACTTCCTGAGCATCATCAGTAAAGCTGTTGATGTAGCTTCTATTAAAGCCACTAAAGATGGCTTGTATGTTGTATGCAATAAACCTGATACGAGTATTATATTACTCGGTAAGTACAATCATGCTTTAGATGTAGAGCAAGAGACTACGCTTAATATAGGAGACATTAAAAAGCTTCTAAGAGTTATTGAGTGTATTGAAGAGGATGAAGTAACTTTTAAAGTTAATAGTAATCACCTTCTATACAAGTCTGATACTATTCAGTTTAAGTATCATTTTCTAGATGATGCTATTGTACCTAAAGTATCATTAAAGAGAGAGAAAATCGAGTCATTAGAGCTTGATACCTTCTTTGATATTGAGTATAAGAAACTACAGGAAATCCTTAAAGCTAGCTCGTTCACAACTGATACCAATAAGATTTATCTTTACGGCCAACCTGATGGTATTTATTGTGAGCTAGGAGACAAGGAAAAGTCTAATACAGATAACATCACACTTAAGGTGGTTGATAAGATTGAAGGACAACCGTTAACACAGGCTTTACCGTTCAATCTCGATATTTTTAGAGTACTATCGGGGGTTAAGTTTGACAAAGCACGTGTGGGTATTAATCTTAAATTTAAAATTATGTCTTTCTATGTGAAGCCTACTGATGAAACTGAATTCAAGTTTATCATTTCTGGCCTTGTCAAATAATGGCTAATAAAATTACAACTCAGAGCTATTTCGTCAAAAGACTAAAGGATTCTGGATACCTCGTATACAAGCTTTTTGATGAGTACGGAGAATCAGACCCGCGTAGCTGGACAGTAATGATTGATCCAGGTAATGCTTCTATAATTTGCACCTGTTATATTAACCACGGTAGTATGTTTGGAGAGTCTTATTTTGAACTCTATGACGGTGGTCAATATATTCCGGAAAAGTTTAAGTTGAAAACCGACTCAATCGAGGTTATAATAACCTACCTTGTAAAATATGGAATCAATAACAAATCAGAGCTTTACAGCAGCAAACAACACACAAACATTTAAATTTATGAATAATTCTAAACCATACGATTGGCTCGGAGAAGACGTAGAAGGTAAGCAGCCTCCATTTGATGCTGTTAACCGCATGTATATGGAGCCAGATCGCAATTACGATACCACCCTTAAGCCTGATAGTGCTTATATTGCTACTTTACCTGATCTTCAGAACGGCCCGTCGTCTCTTATTCAAGGCGCGAATGTTGCTATTCAGCAAGTAGGTATTCATAACTTCAAGCTACCGCTTAAGTGGACACGCCCAGACGGTACTATTATCGAGCTTGAGACTGCCGTTACCGGTACTGTATCTCTTGATGCTGATAAGAAAGGTATTAATATGTCTCGTATCATTAGATCCTTTTACGAACATAAAGATAACGTATTTGATGCTAACTATATTGAAGATGTACTAAAGCTCTATAAGAAGAACCTTGGTACTTTTGATGCTAAGATCATTCTTAAGATTTCTTATCCTATTATTCAAAAGAGTCTTCGTTCTGGAAATGAAGGGTATCAATATTACAATATTTCTATTGAATGTAATCTCAATCAACAAGGAGTATTTGATAAGGTTATTCACTTTGACTTTGTTTATTCTTCGGCCTGTCCTTGTTCTTTTGAGCTCGGTGAACACGCTCGTAAATATCGTAATAAAGCAGTTGTATCCCATTCGCAGCGTTCTACGGCACGTATATCAATTAAGTACACTGATCATATTTGGTTCGAAGAGATTCAGAGAATGTGCCTTAATGCTCTTAAAACTGAAACTCAAGTCATGGTTAAGAGAGAAGATGAGCAAGCGTTCGCTGAACTCAACGGGGCGTACTTGAAGTTTGTCGAAGACGCTTCTCGTTTACTCTATCAAGAGTTTAATAAAGATAGCCGTATCATTGATTTTAAGATTGTATGCTCTCACTTAGAATCGCTTCACTCTCACGATGCAATTGGTTGTATCGTTAAAGGTGTTATCGGTGGATTTGTAGCTACTGTTTCTGAAGCAGAACTTCGTAGCTTAGTGCGTTAAACTATAAATATACATGGTGAGCAAAATTACTAAAACAACTAAGAGCGCTGTAAAAAAGTCTACTAATAAAAAAGTAGACGTTTCAACTATTCCTAATAGTCCAGACTCTAGGGCATCTGTGCCAGCTAGTCCGGGTACTTTTGCGTCATCTCTTCAGCCTCAGTCTAGTCCGGGGGGGGATATAAATATCAGTAATGCTGAACAAAAAAAGATACAGGACATGCTAATGCATGCTCAGATCGAATTTGCTAAAATTAAAACTCAAGTAATTAGAGAAAAAAAGAAAGAAATAGACACTTTAAACTTTGTTATTAAAGAGTTTATGGGTCCTTTTATATTAATCGGCTATGATTTAAATAATAACCCGGTCGAGATGATTTCAGCTGATTCTACTGCTGAACATGACGCTATACTTGAACGTTTACGCCGAGTAATGTATAAGATTAGTCAGAATATTGCAAACTCTAACGGGAATGATCCGTATGGTCTCGCGGATAATTAAAAAAATAAAATTAGCTATTTTACCCAAACGTAGAAGAATCTACGTAGTATTAGAAGGCCGATACAAGGGAGAATGGCTAGTACAGGTTAAAGAGAATACTGACACTATTGTTTGCTTTTCCTTACCTGATAAATTTGTACGGGAAATACCTAAAAAGGAATTTGTTTGGGGTATTGCTAATAAACTTTTGGATCCAGTAGATGTTTTACCTAAGAGCATATATAATGTGTGTTTAGCAGAATATAACCATAAAGCAACCGATGAACAACGAAATAACGCTCTTAATAGACGGAAACAACACTCTCCATCGGACCCACTGGATAGCGAATAATACAGGCAGAGTTTTAATTAATTCAAAAGGCGTAAACACCGGTAGCGTGTTTACTTTTCTTAAGACTGTTAAGTCTTACGTAGATCAATTCAATGCTAGTAAGGTTTATATCGCTTGGGACCGAAAACTTACAACTGAAACGAACTTTAGAAATACTCTCACGGAAGGAACCTATAAAGGTACCCGAGATCAAGCTAGGAATAAGGAAGTGTATGATAGTATGGGAGTTATTCTTAACTCTATTGAATGTCTCGGTATTAGAAACATGTTCCCTGGTAAACTCGAAGCTGATGATGTTATTAGTTGGCTTGGAAAAACGATTCCTGGTAAAAAGATTATTATAAGCGTAGATAGAGACTTTATACAGTTAGTTGCAGAGGATATATCCTATTATAACCCTATTAAAAAGCAGCTTGTAGACAGTCACAACTTTAAAGAGACCTACGAGGTAGACCCCAAGGAATACCTGTATTATAAAGCGATTATGGGAGATGTTTCTGATAATATTCCAGGCATTGAGGGTTATGGTAAGGTAAAAGGACTTAAACTCGCGGTTTCTTATAACGAATACAAGAAAACTGGTACCTGTAACGAAAAAGACCTTGAAGTTATTAAGAGTAACGAAAAGATTATAGAAGATAACCTTAAGTTAATGGATTTATCGTATGGCTTAGAGCAGTTTAAAGAAGAAACGGAGCTCTACGGCACACAGCTCAATACACTAGAGCGCTGTACTACAGACTTTGACAAGTTTAAACAAATTTGTGTGGATTTAGAGTTTAACTCGATCATTGATAAGCTTAGTAATTGGCAAGCTACGTTTAATAAAAAATCCAATGGTAATATTTTAGCCGAGTATTTTAAGACTTTTGTGTAAATATTATATATGACGCCTAATGTAGAGCCACGCGCGCAATCTTGCACCACTTGCGGTCAACCTTCTGTACATCCACGTATTATGCAGGTTAACCGCGGAAAAGACATCGTAACCGAAGCACATTGGATTTGTCCAAGATGTTCTAATAGATTCATGGTCGGTACTGTAAATATTGTTAAGGGTGAAAACAAGAAAAACTAAAAAGTTACTAGACGAAGCGTCCTATTACACTGGACAGGGTAGTGGTACCCAGACCCCTGAAACAGTATCTGCGTATGAGTTTAGCAAAGATAGTGTACCTACGCTAAACAAAATTAGTGACCTTAAGAGTCGTAATGGGGAACAAATGCAACCACAAGAGTTGCCGTTTCCTTTGCAAGACGCAGTAAGGGAATTAGCTTCTTTATTCTTAACCGCTCAAGATCTTAGAAATAAAGCTCGTTCTGCTGAAAAATTACCATCATTTAAAGGTAAAGAAAAGCAAGTTCTTGAATTTAAGAATAAACTAAACGGAATAATGGTTGAGTGTAAAAAATTAGCTACAAGTTTACACGACTTTTCTCTTGCACCTAGGTAATAAGGTTATTTAATAGTCGTTGTTATGAACGACTCATTAAAAATATTCCTTATATCGTCTCTTAAGACGGCATTTATTTCAACTCTCGCTGCTGGAGTTGCATTTGTATTTAAGCAGAATCCGGTAATGTGGTTTTTTATTGCTGCAATTATGCAATATGTAGTCTTTTATCTATTCAATACGTTCTTAGAGTATAAAGCTGCTCGAGATTCAAGAGCTTTCCAAATTGCGGAAGCTGAAGTACTAGCACAAAGTACTATTAAAGTTGATTGTGCTTCCTGTAAGAAAGAAAACGAGATTATCGTACGTTTAGATCAAGATAATCGTTTTATCTGTGGGCACTGTAAAGTCAAAAATTCTGTTTATATAGTTGCAGAGACCGCTATTGTCACTGAACCTATGTATGAGGCTCAACCGATCCCTAACACCGCATCTACAAATGGAAGCTAATACAACAACGAATCGAATTACAATGTATGAGTTCGCCCGCTGGGCTGCTCTTTTAGAAGCTGTCGATATTATCGCAGAAAAGTGCGAAGATAGAGGTATTGACTTTGACGGCGTAGAAGGCATGAAGTATATCAAGCCGCTCGATATACAGGATTATGTCAATATGCGTACTGATACATTAGTAATGAAGATTAAAACTGCCCGGGATATTGAAAAGAACCTCAATACAATCAAATGCCTACAAATCGAAAAACAACTAAAGTACTTGGAAGTAGTAGAGTAGTATTTCTTAACGGCGCTATCGATACAGCAAGTGTCGGTACAGCTGTGGAACGCTTACTCCAGCTAGATAAAAGCTCTAAGAAAGATATTTTATTGGTACTTAATACCGACGGTGGGACAGTTAATGACGGGCTTTATATTATAAACATCTTTAAGCTTTTACGCTCACCGGTAGCAATATTAGTACCATCAGCTGCAATGAGTATCGGCGCAATTATATTTGCAGCTGGCACTAAGGGTAAGCGTATAGTTATGCCAGGCTCGGTTATTATGATGCACGGTTCTTCATACGAACTTACAGAAAGCCCTCACCGTATACATAAAAGTGAAATTGAGTTCCAGGAAAAACAAGAACAGTATTTTGCTAATTTAATCAAAGACCGGGGGTTTAAGTATCCTGAAACCAGCTTAGCGTCTGAATGTACATACTATACCGGTCAAGAAATTGTCGATGCAGGTATTGCAGATATTATGATTGATTCGCTTGATGAATTGCATAAAGTAGTTAAAATTTAATTATGAATAACATACTATACCGTACCAAATGTTATACAATTGGTGCAATGGAATACGCTGATGGAAGTAACTGGCGTACTACAGTAGAAACTACACTTAAACCGTGTAATATTACTGTTTTTAATCCGTACACCAAACCATTTATTAATGACTGCGACGAATCACCGGACGTACGTGTTCGCATGAGAGACCATATGGTTCATGGGAAGTACGATGAGGTAACTAAGTGGGCTCGAGATATTCGTCGCTATGATCTTAACCTTGTAGACCGTTCTGACTTTATTATTGCTTATATTATTCCTTCAACTGCAAGCTGGGGCACTGCTGAAGAGCTTTCAACTGCAGTAGCATCTCGTAAACCTATTTTTACGGTTATCGAGGGAGGTAAAAAGAATTGCCCGTTGTGGCTTATGGGGCAACTTAAACATAAATATATGTACGATACTATTCAGCAAGCGCTTAATATGATTATTAATATCGATTATGGTGTTATTCCTATTGATAGTCCATCATGGCGCTTACTTAAACCCGAACTTAGATAACATGTCACATCCAGCAGCATATTCCGCAAAACCCACCGGGGACTTTTTACAGATATTTAACGCTCTTACCGGCGCACCTTATTTCTCTATACATATAGGTCAACGCGGACTTACTACATACTTTATGAGTGGTAGTACGCTCACTATTACATTTAAAACTGGGGTTAGCGAGGTCTGGGATCTTAATAAGAGACAAAAACTGCGGTAATGACCACTGAGTATATTATAATAGATGCTTCCGTCAAGTATATGAACGCACGGAATGCTATAGAAGAAGGGCTGCTGTATACAGCTGAAACTAAATGGTGCCGCAAGTTAAACCTTGCCACCAAATTTGCGGATACTGATAGTGCGATTAAAGTTGCTAGAGAGCTCAATCAAGAGTTGCCTGTAAAGATATTAATGCTTCAAATTGAAGGTAATAAGATTGGGGTAGGAGAAATTAAGTTTTAATTCATAAGTATATACGTGAAAGTATTATCTCCATTAGTTCAATTCCAAAATCAGCTTAGAGTGTATCACTGGCAAACAGAGAGTTATGCTCAGCATAAAGCATTTGGTAAAGCTTATGAAGCACTCGACGAACTCGTTGATACATTTATGGAGACCTTCATGGGTAAATACGGTAAGCTAGAGTCAGAAGAAGGTAAATACGTATTAGAGCTTGAAAATCTTAAAGACGCGAATGTAGATTCTGCACTTAATGAGTTCTTAGCTTATCTAGACACCTTTAATGAAGAACTAGAAGAAAAGAAAGATTCCGATCTTCTCAATATACGGGATAGTATTAAAGGTGAAATTAATCACTTAAAATACTTATTAACCTTAAAATAATTTAGTTTTGGGCTTGCGTTTCTGGACGTTGGGTCCACAATCGCAACAATGAATTTAGTCGAACCTAATACTCGCACTACGCTTTTACTGAACAAGTACTTCCAAGCGTTTTCATTCTGTTCTGCGCGCGCTGCAATACGGCATATGGTTACAGGCCGAATTAAAGGAATGGATGCTGCAGGGAACATTATGTCGTGGGATGGTTCTGATTTAGATCATTACCCGACAGAGAACGCTCTATCATGGAGTGGGGACAATGTAACTTTATTTGAGGAGCACCCTTATATTCGGAGTGCACCTAACCGTGACACTGGAGAGGAATCTCGTCACTACGTACCTACTATTGCTATATGTAGTCACCACTTCGGATTTCACTTACGTAAAGGAGATACAGTGTCATTAAGGTCTCTGTACAACATTTACAAAGGCACCTGTCAGTACTGTTTAAATCCTATCTCTTTTAACGAAGCTACCAAAGATCACGTTATACCTAAATCTAAAGGTGGTACTAATCACGATTTTAATTTAGTATTAGCTTGCCGTAGATGTAATAACGATAAGGATAGTATCTTTCCGTACTTTGATGCAAACGGTCAAGAGGTAAAGCCTCGCAGAATGCTTTCTACGGGAGTGTTCGTACCGGATACAGACTTCGTAAGAGAAGAGTGGAAACCGTATTTGTATATGGAATAATCCCTGTTAACAGGTATATACTGTATATATGATAGTACTCGGTTTACATATGGAGCATGACGCGGCAGCCGCTATTGTTAAAGACGGTCGTGTATTGATTAATACTTCTCTCGAGAAAATATCTAAAAAGAAGAAAGATTGGCGCTTTAGCACAGATATTATTACGTATGTACTTGAGAAGACCGGACTTAAGATTACTGATATTGACCATGTTGCAATAAATGCATTTAAGCCTGGTTCTGGTGTAAGAGTGTTTATGCCACCTAAGGTAGCTAGTAAACTACCTGCGGTATTTAACCCAGATACTGGCGAACTTTCCGGAGACGGCTATCATTTATTGTTTCCTGCTTTAAAATCGTATCAGATAGAACCTGAGCAGGCAGCTCTAATTACCGGAGAAGCGCATATCTTTAATACTACAATTAAAGCAACTATCGTCAATCACCACCTAGCACATTCTGCATTAGCATTCTTTACTAGTCCGTTTAAAACCGCTGCTATTTTTAGTCTTGATGCCTCGTGCACTATGGGTATATTACCGGAATTTGGTTCCTTATATGCTTATGCTACGGGTATTGATATGTGGAAGCTATACTCCCCTGGGTGTATGGTAGGGACCATGTTTGAACAGCGTTGTGTGCAATTAGGTATGGGAGCAACTGGTACCTTTAAAGCAGGCACTCTAATGGGTCTAGCTCCATACGGTAAAGTGCTTCCTCAGGCTATAGAATTTGAAAAAGAACTAACGTGTAGTTA